TGGGTCTTTGATGCTACATCTGGATCAAGCCTAAAGCAGTTGACCGCAACTTCAGCAATCACTGCTGCAAGCGGATTAACTTTTGGAACAGGGACAGCAGACATCTTGCAAATCAACTCTGGGGGAACTGCTTACGAGACAGCAGGTCTTGCAGATGTAGACATTATCAATCCTTGGGAGGAATCAATTGCATCCGGTGCAATGCTGACCTGCTACAAGGAAGGTGCAAAATATGTCATCGTTCAAGTCTCTTGCCCAGCTTAGGAAGTACAGATGGCAAACGGAATGAAATGGATGGGTGCAAGATGCCCGTCCTGTGGGTGCAATGGGACAGAAGACTGTGAAGTCAAAGAATTGCGATGCATGTCAAACAGTGGTTGCGGCATTGACAGAACATCTGTTTCATTTAGTGGACTGACTGGAATAACTGCATCGCAAGAGCCAACCATTGAGGGGCCTGACGATGTATTTGGTTTTTTAATCTGCACAACAGGATCAACATCTCAGGTTGCAATAAGATTTGGAACAGAGCACGCAAGCGGAGTTGACTCCTTTAGTGTTCCTGTAAGTTTGCATCGTCTTTCGTTTATTGATAGTTCGACAAGTACAACAAAAGTGTACCGAACTGGATCGCTGTTAAACCCCGTTTATTCTTGCAGTGGATCAGACACTCTTTATTTGAACGGAAATACTTCTAGCGATTCATGCACAATTACATGGTCAGGGGCTGACTACGATCCTTGTTGCGGATGCTTAATTAGCGGGTTTAAAGGCGATTGGGAAGACGGACACCCAACATGGAGCAATGTAACAGGCGAAGTCCACAACTACTTAGGCACTAAGTTTGGAACGCTTGATAACACATCGTCAACTGAGTTTGTTTGCGGATGGACTTGGGATTACCTTTACGATGCTGATAGCACTTTAGAATCAACAAAAGGGAAGGGCCTTGGTGCTGCAAGCATATACAAAACTTGGGCAACTTATAGCAATGTAGGAAGCGGAACAGACTGTTATCGATACACAGAATACAATCCTTCTACAAACCCATTTGGACGCACTTGGTATATTTGCATGAATGGGGAATCGTTTGAACCTACTGATTGCCCATGCGAGGGGCAGGGTACTGCAACAGCAACATGCTTTGACCACAGCGATAGATCGACAAGCACATGCACAATGTTTTGCAGAAATGGTTCGGGGGAATTTGAACTGACGTTTTTTATTATTGACGAAGGCTTATCAACAGAAGAAACAACGGTAGGCTCTTTTTCAGAAATGTCTACAGTTTCTTACCCAACAGTTGCCAAGCTTTATGGAGTAGCAACTACATCTTCAGCAGGAAGTAATTATCGATACATTTGGTTTGGTTCAGGAGGGAGTGGCAACTCTTTCAAATACGGATGGTTCTATACAGACGTTTTGATTGACATTGGTGATGCAGCAAGTTGCACCTTGATTGGCTTTCCTAGTGAGTCAGTTTGTTCAGAAACTGTAGGCAGCGGAAACCCAACTAGACTCACCGTTTCTGGCACAAAATGCGGAGACAAAATAACGTGATAGTGAAATCTATTGTTAAATCACTTGGCATTGACACAAACAACCCTTCTGCTCAAGCATTGATTCGATCTCTTAAGGGTATTACAGAAGAAAATGCATATAAGGCATCTCCTGCTATTTTGCATGTCATGCAAAACAACCCTAGTGCTTTTGATGTAAACGAAATTGATCAAGCAAGAAAAATACTTCAAGACTTGTATCATCACCCAAAAGAAATTAAGAATCAAAGCGTAGGAACTGAACTAAGCAAACTAATACCTGACTGGGCAGTTAAAAATAAGTCTGGATGCGGGTGCTCCGACATGGCAGTTAGGATGGACAGATACGGTATCAA